CATACTACAATAATGCTTCTTGCTAGTTCGCTCATTTTTCACACCCCTTATTTTTACTTTTATTATTTAACTTTGTGATCCGCCTCCGTAATTTTAGACATAAGAAAAGACACCCTCGCGAGTGCCTATATTAATAATAGTGTTATTAATACTAAACTATTGGTACTATCAAATTACCGAAACCATCTGCTATTAACATTGCGTCAACAGCTACTTTAACTGGTGTAAGTTTTGGGTTACTAAATGCTTGTAAATAATCAATTCTGCCTGCTTCAATTTCTCCTGCCAAATAAAATGCCATATTAAACATCACCTCCCTCCTTAATAGTTTACTAGAATGTAGTTTATTGTATCTCTAAGGCTTAATAACTCTGTATTTGCTAAGTCCAACTTTTCTTGTAGTACCTCAAGAGGGTTGGTGGGTAAAGGAGTATTTTTTATTGCATCAATCTCCTCTTGTGTTAATCCTTCCACCCACCCTGTACCGCCCCACTTAGGTTTGTAAAGCCCATTAGGGCATATAGTTACTATACAATTCTCAGGTAAAAAATCATCATCATTTAAAATTACGTCTTCAATGAAATAACCTTCACTATTAATCTGCGATACTCTTTTCATACCCATCTACTCCTCATTGTGCTATGCTGCTTGGAAACAAGCATCTATATATATATATGAGACTACTCCTAATGCTGACCCTGAAATACTAAGAACACCTGTATCTTGTATAAATAGGTTGTAGCTATAATTAAAGTTGTTAGAAGCTACAATGCTCATTTCAGTATCCGCAGGTCTGTATCCATCAGGTAAAGTTGAAATATTTCCGCTACCTCCTGCAGCTGGTCCGCCTGTTATCATCCCCCTTATGTGTACAAAGCCTAAAGCATCTTTCATAAAACTGAATACATTGTAGCCTGAGCCCGAATTATACCAACCATTTATCAATGTAGCTGATATCCAGCCACCACTCGATATGTAACCAAGGGAGTTTCTTTTAACTATTGCGAATGCCACGTTTGCACTTGTAGTAGCAGCAACACCCCCTACCCACAAGCCTCCTATCGCACTTATGTCTTGGGCTGCAAAGTTAGCATACCCTGTTCCTGGGTTATTATAAGTTCTTATGCCTCCATTTGTAGCCATACCAATTTGACTAGCTACAACTCCAGGTCGGTGAAAGGATATTCTTGGGTTGTTTGCATCTCCTGTTCCTCCAGTTCTTATCTCTAAAGGTGACGTAGCATATCCAGTAGCTGAACCTCCTAGAGCAATAATCCTTCCTTCTGAGGTGATGTTGCCTGATGAAACTATATCATGAGTTGCCAAGTCCGACCATATAGAAACTACACCACCTGCAGAAAGAGCTGAGATTATCAAGTCATCGCCTTGCTCTCCACCTAAAAATATAGTTCCTTTACCGATTTCTGCACCCTTTAACGGAAATGCTGCATATTGATATGAATTTAATGAAACCGCTCCAAAACCAATCTCAACCTCGTTTATTGTCCCAAAACCAGCATCATAAAGTTGTGAAGTAATAACCCCATCTTTTAATATAAGATGTCCTTCTAAATTATTACCATTAAAAATCCTCGAATAGTTGGAGGTTAATGCGTTTGAGCCATTTAGCGCAATTCCTAAATTATTGATGGTGACTGTTATAACTCCACCGCTGTCAAATGCTTGAAATACACCGCTACCATTACTCGCTCCGCCAAGTGTAAGCGTGCCACCTTTAATTGTATCTGCAGATATTGTTCCACCTTTTACATGCAATCCAGTAGCATCTATTGTTACCATAGCAGAATTTATAGCATTGAATCCTATTTGAATGTTTGTAGCAGTTTGTGCAATTGTTGTTGCTTGTGCTGATGTCATTTTCAAACCCATCGCGGTCGTATAAGTTGAACTTGTTGTCACTGTACTCACTATAGCTGTTGGAGTTATCTTAGATTCTGCAGTTGATACTCTAGTTGTTAGTGCTGTTGTTGCTTCATTGGTAGAGTCTAAAGACGTTTGTGCTGCTTTTAAAGCTATGCTATCACTTAATGCAGTAATTGACGTTGCTTGGTTTGTTATCGTCGTTCCTTGGTTTGTTACAGTGGTGCTCAAATTAGTAAATTGTATATCTAAAGTTGAATTATTTAAAAATATTTTACTTCCTTGAATTGTTGTTGTTGCTCCATTAATTGAACTTACAACACTATTTATATCAAGCTTTGTTCCACTTATATTAGCATTGGTGGCAACGTTACTATTATCTACTGCGCCTTGTGTTATACCTGCGTGTGTTACTCCGTCAGTACCAAATAAGACCGTTGTACCGTCCGTTCCACGAATAAGAAGATTATAGTCAGTACCATTTTGCCCAAGCGATACTCTTTCTTTTCCATTAGTATCCCATACTTTAATTGTATTATCTTGTATTTTTAAGTTTCCACTATCACTTTGAACTACAAATTTATTAGTAGAAATATTTCCAGCATTTAATTTTACAACGTCTAAGCTTATTATTTGAGCTGAATTTATTGCTGCATTTGCAATTACTGCACTTCCTGCTTGGATCGCTCCAGCTGCTAAATTAATAGCTCCAATATTTCCAGCTAGTAGAATGTTGATTGATGCAGTATCTACTTCTAAAGTTCCTATCCTTGCATTACTTGCAGTTAAATCTGTGACATTAGCTTTACTGGTTGTAAGAGTTAATATTGTAGCGTTAGTGGCATTTAGCTGAGTAATTGTTGCACTGTTTGCCTCTAGTGTCCCTATCCTTGCCGTAACAACGCTTAAATCCTGTATATCTGCAATAACAATATGAACATTCTGGAGTTGGGACCAATCAATGCTATCAACCTTAGTTCCATCCACTAATCCATCAGATGTGGTTACACTATCCACTACCTCTGCAGATTCTATGAATTTTATCTGCAAATCTTCAAGCCTTAATATCTTATTAGCAATCTCGCAAGAGTTTTTTTCAGGTTCTTCCGGATATTCTGTAAGTTTTATAATCCTTTGTTTTTCTTTAACCTCCTTGCTTTTGCTTAAAAGTGTAATGGTATCACCTAAGCCATAATCCAAAATAGTGTATAGAGGATTAATATTAGCTAAATCAATTATATCTGCCTTATACGACTTGTAAGGCTTGCTTAAATAGCTAAGTCTTGCGATACTATCCTCCATTAAACTCTGTGCATCTGTGTATCTATTATCTTCCCAAAATGCGGTTATTATTTTGTTTGAGTATTGATGATTTTCAATGTAATTTAATCCACCATTTACGGATGCAATACCAAGTCCATCTTTACCTGCAGGTATAAGCCTTGTAATATAATCGTATGAATTTCTCTGTACATCTAATTTTTTAAGATTTAATTGCTCCGAAAAATAAGTACCTTTATCAGAACCCATGCTCTGGTAGATATAAACTTTTTTATTTATGCTATCAAACTTCATTTCGCAGTTATAAGCCGATTGAACTTCTTGCAATATAACATGAGATGTTGAATTGTTTTTTCTTACTGTCCTCAGTTTAACTACATCACAGGAGCCTACGGTCCACCCTGTACCAACAAGTGCTAAGTTAACTGCATTAGGACAAGACTGCTCTACTGTCTCAAAGTGCGCTACATAATTGCCTTTTATCGTTTCAAGATTTATTTTACAGACGTACTCTGTCCAGTCGTCACCGACATTTATCTCCTTAACCACATACTCATTTTCCTTCGTCCTGATATAGCATTCTTCCTGAATCAGGTCATGCTTAACATCTGAATTTGGGTAAAGAAAAGAGAGGGTATCATCTGTGTTGATTCCCCTCTCTATTTTTAATTCCTTATAATTAACCAATCCATCCAGTTTGATATTATTTAAGTCGTATAATTGTAACATTTTAACCACTCCCTTTCCTTCTCAGTGGCTTATTCTTGTATCATGTAGTCAATTAACATAAGCTCAGCCGGAGTCATTCTAAAGTCTTCTAACGCATCAATGTTAAACTTATGAATTTCTATATCATTTTCTATGGCCAATAATTCCTTAATATCCTTTTTCCAATTTTCAAGATGTTCTTCTTGTAGCTTGACCTGATTGTTTTCACCTATTACAGTTTTGCCATTATCATCTTTTTGGCTGTATTTTTCTATGAGTTTTTCTCTTTCACTATTATAGGTTTTTAATTCTGAATCCAGCTTTGCTATATTTTTAGCAATTGCGTATGATGCTTTTACCGGAAGTTCCTTTTGAGATATTAATCCTAGTTTTGTTGCGTCATTTAATATACGTTCGTTACTTAATTTCATTTGATTTACCACCTTTATTTTTATTTATTAAAATATTACATATCCAAGTTCTGTTGCTCTGTTTGCCACTGCGGTTCTAAATTCCTCGTATTGTGCTTTTACAGATACTGCATTAGCCAATACTAGCGGTTTATTGACTGTGTTGGCGCTAATATTAACATTCATCGTGCCACCATCTAAGGTTGAATTTAGATACATTACTACAGTTTCTACCCCATTAGCATCTGGCACTGTTACATTTGCATTAAAATTTGTTGTTTCGTTGATTATCATTATTAATTCCTTCTTTCAGTTTTATTTTTTTTACATTAAAAAAGAGCCTTTTCAGACTCTTCCTTAGCTTTTAAAGTTATACACAATTTTTTATTTGTAATTTTAATATCAACATCTATATTGTTTAAATTTATTATATAGCTTTCTAACTTACTTTTATCTACGCTATCTATTTGAAGAATATTTCCTCCTGAAATTATTTTAATCACCTTCTTATTATTTCGGTAAATTTTACGTTATTTACAGTATTGTTGAATTGTGAAACATTATCAATACATCCTCCCATCGCCTTTTTTAAGCTATCTGAGGTGCATGGCGCATTAGCATAAATCTGATTAACTAAATTTTTAATATCAACTCCATCAGGACTTAGCATGGCATAACTTATTTCATCTCCTTTAGGAATATATTTTTCAATTTTAAAACCATTTACTGACGAAAATGTCTTAAATTTTATTACTCCATCTTGTATTCCGCCTATAGCCATTAGTATTTTAATTTGAATTCCTAAAATCATATACTTAGAATAAACGGATTTTGCCTCATTATTTATAATTTCAATTACATTATCTAAATTAAGATTATTTAATGTATAATTATTGAGACACTTTAAGACTTCTTCACACTGTTCCTTAGCGCCTGCAAATCCAATGCAAATGTTTGCGTTCACTTTTAATAGTTTTTTAAAATCCTCTTGTAATACGTCTACATCCATAATGGTCTTTTGTTGCGTGACTCTTCCATCACTCATAAAAATGATAAAGTTTTGCATGGCTGTTATTAAAATCAAACTCATAGTACCGCCTCCCTTCAGCGTATACTTTCTATACTGAAGGGAGAATGTCCTTTATTTGTCGAATCATATACACCTCCTTCATATATATTTTGGTTTGTAACTTATATTAATTACACAATTAGCACTACTTGTACCTATTGTATTCGCTCCTAGTTGCAATGACGGAAACTCCCACATATCAGTGTCTCCAAACTTATTAAGTCCATTAGACATTACCATGCAAGTTTCTCCATCCACAATTACAGGGATATTGGCTTTAAGATTTTTAATTGTTATGCTATCCCCAAAACCAGTTAAAGTAATGGATATAGTATCAAGTGGTGACGTTATTGTAACTATTGCTGGAGAAGGAAGGTTTCCTAGTACGTTTATTGTTTTGGAGGAAACGTGATCTAGATTTTCAGTTACTGCAGCTTTATATGCATATCCGCTTTTTAGTTCAACGTCTAATGTATAGAAAGTACTTACAACTCTTACATGACTTTTATCAACTATCAAGCAATCATAATAAAAACTTAAACCATTAAACTTTATAGTACATTTTTCAAACTGTTTTATTAGATTGCTTATGTTAATAAGACAATTTTCATCATTAGAGTCCTCTATTACTAATTGTATTTTTATCGATTTGTATGTTTCTTTTTTACCCAAATACAAAGGATTCAAAGAATTTCTAAGCCAATCATCATAGGTTGCAATTTCAGCGGTTTGAATATCCTTTTTCATTAATGTTGCCTTGAAACTGCTTACATCTATATTGTTAACTACCATTCTTATTTCCTCCTTTGTACTATTTTTGCTGACTCATTCATGAAGTAATCTATGTCTTTTTTATCTGCAAAGGTATAAGAACCGTTGAAATTTATTACTGAGCCATTACCTTTTCCACTTTCCTCTCTAACTATCTCTCGCAAATCGTCGAGAGCTCCAACAAATTCGGGCCGTTTCTCTCCTACTCCAATTATATTAGGAGTATTAAAAATGCCACCTTTATCATACCAATCAATATTTAATTTTGGGACTTTGGGTGGCATCAAACTAAATTCTCCAGTCAATCCAAAGTGAGGCATCTTAATTTTAGGAATTCTAATTTCAGGTAACCGTATGTTGCTAAAAAAGCCTTTTATACTATTTATCGCATTGCTAACTCCATCCTTGGCTGAATTAATAGGATTCATTATGGCATTTTTTATACCATTCCATACATTTGTTGTAGTGCTTTTTATAGAATTCCATATATTTGTCACTGTAGATTTTATTCCGTTTGTTACATTGGAGACAGTATTTTTTGCACCATTAATTGCATTGGAAATTATAGATTGAATAAACCCCCAAACTGTAGTTGTTATTATTTTTATACCATTAAAAACATTTGTAATAACGGATTTAATTGCATTAAAAACAGTTGTTATAACGGTTTTGACTACAGTTATAATTGTCGTTATAACGGTTTTTATAATGTTAAAGCCTAACGTAATAACGGTTTTCCAAAAATTAACGTATGTAATAAAAATATTTTTTATTACTGTAAAAATTGTTGTTATAACTGCCCTTATTACATTTAATACCGTTGTTATTACTGTTTTGATAACTTCAAATGCTGTTCTGATAATAAATACCCATGCCATCACATATAGTAATATTAACCCTTTAATGATAGTGAATACCGTTAAAATAATCGTTTTAATACCATTTAATATCATGCTTACAAACGCTGAAATTGCGGTCAATACAGTAACTATAATTGTTTTTATCCCTTCAAAAATTGGGGCAGCTTTAGCCATTATCAAATCCCAATTTTTATAAAGAAGAACGCCTATAGCTATTACTGCTGCTATCGCTAGTACAACTAACCCTATTGGGCTTGTTAAGAATGCAAATGCTATTCCAAGACCTGCAGTTACTCCTGTTGCAATCCCACAAACTATATTCCAGATTCCTGTTGCCACTGTCAATGCCCCTTGTGCCACGGCGGATGCTCCTTTTACTATCGAATCCTTAACATATAAAGCACCTAATAGCGTGGTTTGTGCTATATCCTTCAATTTACCTACGCCAAGCAAGACTAATGATCTTGTTAAATCTCCAACCATCCTAGTAGCTTTTACTATTGCATCTTTAGCGTATAAACCGTTTAATATTGTGGTTTGTGCAATATCTTTTAACTTGGCCAAAGTTAAGAAACTAAAAGCCTTTGTAATAGTATTAACCATAGTTATTGTCTTAGAAATTACACTAAGTGCTATAAAGCCACCAAGTACTGTAGCCAAAACTGGTATTATGATATTTAAATGACTTGCTAAGAATACAACTTTATCAATTAAACTTTGGATTATAGGCTTTAAAGATGTAATTACGGATGGTAATTTTTCTTTTAATTCTCCACTGAACTCATTTAACTTCGGGAGCAGATCCTCTCCTATAGGCAAAGCTAACTCTGTTATTAATTGGCGCCTAATACCTTCTATTCCCTCACCAAAAGAATTGTATTTCACTTCATTAATACCTTTTAGTGCATCCTTTGTTTCATCAACTTTTCCTTTAGTATTTACTAATGCTGTGATCCCTTTTATCCCGAGGTCTTCAAATTGTGTCCCAAAAAGCGCAACTCCAGCCGCAGTTTGAGCTACTGGATCTTTCATACCTACTAATTTTGAAGTTACATCAGCAAAAGCCTTTTTACCAACATCGCCACCTTCACCGAATGCCTTTGTCATTTTCTTTGCATCCAATCCAAGTGCCTTAAACCCCTCTGCAGTGGTAGAACTTCCATCTTTACTTCTGATACCAAATTCCTTTATTGCATCTGCGGCCAAATCCACATCTCTTATTCCAGATTTGCTAGCATTACTAAGCATGTTAAACATTTCCTCGGCACTAAAACCTTGTGCCTTAAAAGTTCCTGAATACTCGTTGATTGTATCGAGCAAATCACCGTTTTTGTCCAATCCTTGCTGGGCTCCCTGGGCAATCATGTTATAAGCCTGCTCGCTTGTCATTCCAAATTGATTCATCATCTGAGACACTGATTTAATAGAATCTGCTACTTCAAAACCAAAAGTATCTCGTAACAGCAGTGCATTAGTTGTTGCGCTTTCTAATGCCTCACCTGCTAACCCTGTACTTTGTGCCACCACAGACATTGATGCTCCTATATCTGCGAAATCCTCACCAAAATTATTGCTGTAAATGTTGAGCATAGTGTTTTTAAGCCCATCCATGCTTCCATCTGCTGCGCCTGTATCTGCTTGAACTCCGTTTAAAGCTTTGGTAAGTTCATCCCCCATTGTTACACCAGCTACTGCTGTTCCAATTAATGCGGTTCCTACTGCTGCTACTCCTGCAACAATTACTTTATCGCCCATTTTAGCAGCTGATTCTGCCACATTTTTAAGTGTGTCATTGCTTTTTTTTGCTCTACTTTCAAGATCATCAAGTGCGCCTTGTGTATTTACAACTTCTCTTTGAAGTGCTCTGTACTGTTCTGCAGAAATTTCTCCACGTGCAAACGCTGCTTGTGCTTGTATCTCTGCTTGTTTTAAAGTTTCAAGCTTTTCCTTGGCATTTGTAATACTTTTTGCTAAAAGTTCTTGCTTTTGGGCTAAAAGAACTGCATTGGATGGATCTAATTTTAATGCCTTTTCTACTTCTCTAAGTTCACTTTTTAAAGCATAACTTGTTTTATTTACATCTTTAAGAGCGTTTTGGAGAGGTCCGGTTTCTCCATTTATCTCGACGGTAATACCTTTAATATTATTTGCCATCTTATTCCTCCTTTCTCGCCATTTGCTCTCTTATAGCTTGTCTGTTAGGTTCAGTTTGTTCCATTCTAAAACAATTGTCTAAGTATTCCCTACCCTGCTCTGTCTGCATATAATTATAAATAACTGCATCCCTTAGCAATAACCAATACTCAAACACTTCCATACTTTCTAATCTATCAAAATCATATCCGGTATATTTGCAAATTATTTTTTCCTCTATGGTATTGACCGTAAAGTGTCCCTCGTCATCATCGCCACCATCATAATAAGGGATTTTTAGTTTTTTGAGTTCTTCTCTTTATTAAGCCATTCAAAATAAGCGGTTAATATTGCATTCATCTCATCTATGTCCAGTTCATCAACTACCTCGCTAGAAACTACATATCTACTTTTATTTTTTCTTAGAATCATCATAATTGCTTCAGTCAAACCGTCTATAGATTCTTCTTCCTTAGCTTTACGCAGTGATGTGATTTTCTTTAAAGCCTTTAATTTTGGCGGTTCAATTTCTAGTACTATCTCTTTTTCTATTCCATCCACGACTACATTTAGCTTTATTTCAAAATACCTTTTATTAACAATACTTACATCGAACATGTATTTACCTCCTAAGGGGCATTAACTGCCCCAATATTTTTAAACTGTTGTAATATCTTCTTCGTACATGATTAGGGTACCTTGACCATCCATTGGCGCTGCTATAAACTCAACGTCCACAACTGTTTCTTTATCTTTTGCAA